GTAATAAAATATGATGATTGAAATATTTAGAACGGGAGAGTACAATTCAACAAATGGACCTGTTAAATTCACAGAAGAAGATCTTGATAGAATTGTGGCTAATTATGATGACAAAGAAGAAAATCAAAAAGCGCCTCTTGTACACGGGCACCCGGTCAATAATGAGCCGGCTGTGGGCTGGGTAGAGAAGGTAAAGAGATACGGGAATCTGCTAATGGCGAAGGTTAAGAATTTATCGCAGGATACTATTGATTTGATAAAATCATCAGGTCTAAAGAATGTGTCTGTATGTTTGCACAAAAAGTATGATCTTGTACACGTAGGTTTATTGGGGTCTTCAAGACCGGCGGTAAAGGGATTGGAACCATTATCGTTGTCGCTTGATGTTGATGAAAATGAATTAATTATTTTATCACAGAATGATAATGTTGAAAATCAGATAATTTTAAAACGAGAAAAAGAACTTGATGATCATAAAAATAATTTGACTATGGAAAATTATTTTGAGAAGTCTGTTGAAAAGGGAATTATTTCGCCAAATGCAAAAGATAAAATAATTAATTACATTTCGAAATTACCTGAAAATTTAGAGTTTGAAGAAAAGTTTGATATTGGAAAAGAATTGGAGCAACTTGTAAAAATGTCGAGTAATTTAACCGATAAGATGAAATTCAATGATAATGTAATTGATAATGAATTATTGCATTCATCCACACCGGAGGGAAGAATGTATCTGCACGAACAGGCGACAAGACTAACAAAAGAAAAAGAAATTAATTATAGTAATGCAATAAATGAACTATTAAATAGAAAGGATTAATAATGAGTGAAAGACTAAGCGAATTAAGAATTGTAGATCCGGTGCTGAGTCAGATTGCCGATTCTTACAGCAATGCCGAATTGGTTTATAACAGAATTTTTCCGACTGTGAGACTATCAAAAGAAACTGGAAAAATTCCGCTGTTTGATAAGTCGAATTTTAATACATACGACACTGAGAGAGCCATCAGAGCAGATTCGAACAGGATTGCACCAACGGGAGTTACTACATCAGATTTTGAAATGATTGAGCATGATGTAGAGATGGCACTTGATAAGAGAGAGATTTCAGAAGCTGATCAATCGCTGTTATATGAGACCAGGATTACAAGAGAACTCCAGGAGGTACTGGAAGTTGAAAAGGAGCTGGCGGTTGCAACATATTGTCAAAATCCAGGAAATTTTTCGAACACAGATGATTTGAATGATAAATGGGCTACAGCAAATACAGCTACGCCAATAGCAGATATAAAAGCAGGGATTGCGGCAATAATCGGGGCAGTCGGAAAACCACCGAATACAATGATAATTGCGCAAGATGCTTTCAATTTGCTAATGGCGACTGATGAAATTACTGCGATAGTACAATATTCGGGATTGGCGATTGCTTCCCAGGATACATTGAAAGCACTCTTTGACATTCCGAATATTTATATAGGAAAGTCGTATTATTCAGACGACGGGGATACATTAACAAAAATATGGAGTGATATTTGTATTTTGGCGTATGTGGATCAGAATGATAAATCTCAATCTTCAATTTATAATCCTTCATTTGCATATATGTTGGAAAAGCAGGGATATCCGCAGGTTGATACATATGAAGAAAATGGCGGTAAAATTAAGGTAATTAGAAATACAGATATTTATACAAAAAAAGTAGTTGGTGAAACCTGCGCTTATCTTTTGTTTGCGACTGGCGTTTAATATAAGGGGGGTACAAAAAAATTATGAAGACTATATATTCGATACTCAAAATAATTTTAAAAATTTTGGGATTAAAGAAAATCAAAAACAAAGATGATTTGACTACTTTAATAGGTGCGATAATTGGAATTATTTGTATAATTTTAAATCAATATTTTGGTATAGAAATACCGGAGGATATGACGCTGGCAATAATCGGCGTTATAGTAGCTATTATTTTTCGTTTTTGGAAGCCGGAAGAAAATAAATAAAATCAAAATTTTAATTAAAAACATAAGGAAAAAAAAATGAGCAAAGTTAATTTAAAATATACTCCTACACAAAGATTGACTTTATTGGCGGAGGAAGACCTGGAGCCATATAGAATGGTGACGGTCGGGGGGGTTTATGCTGATGAAGATGAACAAATGATTGGAGTAACTGAAATTGAAACAAATTCCGGGGATTGGATTGATATAATTACCGAAGGAACTTGCATAGTTGAGACTTCGGAGGCGGTAACCGCGGG